CTCGGATCACAACCATTAAAACGGCGAACTTAAATAACGCAACCAATGGCGTCGCCATTGTACGACACATGCAACGACAACAGGTCAGTGGTGGAAAGAATGAAGCTGGAGGAGTTGCAGGAGGCACGTCGCAATGGCCGCGTGGCATCAATCCATCGGGTTGGAGACCACGTGGCGGCGCTCAACGAGCGCAGCGAGGCCAGGTTCGATTGGTGGGGAGTGGGCAAAGACCCGCGACCACAACCCGGCGTGGTGATACCACCGCACCCCACGCTGGTGGAGTCGGACCAGGCTTGGATGGAGCACAGGATCCAGTTAAGTCATTGGGAGGCGGAGTACAGCAGATCCTGGGCCCGCTCGACCGGTTGGCAATTTACGACAGCGGAGCTGTTGCCAACGATAAGTCCATCGACGAAACAACGGATGCTACAAGCACAATCGCTAGTAGCAAAAGCCGTAGGAGCGGTGCAGCTCGCAGAAGCGCAGCTCGCGCAAGACGTGCGCAAGCAGTTGAAGGCGGAACCAACGGATCCGGCGAGCGCACACATATGGAGGTCGGTGGAGAAGGAGACTTCACAAGGAGCGGCGACCAGGAACCAGGCGGAGGAGTTGATGCTGGACGCGTATCACCACATGTCGAGAACACAACCGGCTGTGGACGCGATGATTGCAAGCAGGTCAGTGCGTGTCCTGACGTTGAGCGAGCGGCTAAGCGAAAGTCGCGACCGGCAAAACAACGTGCCGGGTACATCCCACAGGAAGAGCTAATCAACAACTGGCTCGACACCACTGTGGAGGGGCACAATAGCCACAGCTACAGGCGTTATGGCAGCGATCCGTCCGAGCTGGCTGCAGCATACCGGGCACACCGGGAGTTGCTGCCGGCCGGACATCCGAATGCGCTGCCAAAACGTAAGTTGTACCCCCCACCACCACCTGTTACCGCGCAAGAGGAGAAAGATCTAGATGAGATGCGCGAAGCACGTGCGGTTTTGCCAGTAGATGTGCACGTGATCCTGACCAGCGATCGCGCTGAGCAGGATTTTCAAGACGGCCCCCGGGCATGGCGCAGCACGGGGAGGCCGGATCCGTTCACGAGACATTGGATTCTCGTGACGATAGCGCCACAAGTTGCGGCACTATGGTGCGATCTGCCAGTGAGGATAGCTTGGCGGTGCGCTTCCGAAGATTGCGGCATGATTCGGGACTGTCTGAGGGCAGGACCGTTGCCTGCTGCGGTCTTGGAGGCTGTAATTACGTCCGAAAGGGTCGTCGTCGACAGCGCGACGCAGTTCCAGAGCAAACGGGGTTATCAACAGGCATTTCTGGAAGAGGCTCTGGACGACCAAAGGTGGGTGGAGTTGAAGTATTGGCCAGGACCAGTGACACGCGAAAATCTGGCAGGGGTGCTGGAAAGCGAGTGCGAGACACCGTTAAACGATGGTGGGCCAATCTGCACAACCCAAACATCCGACAACGCAAGCGGTTGGAGATTGACGATGTTGAAGTGTTGCCAGCTCAGAAAGAAAAGAAAGATGGCACATTTGAGGACGTTGTTATCCACCCAGGACGTAATGGGCCAAGTGCTCCATTGGGAGCCAGGCCAAATGACAAGGACAGGGATAAGCCCATAAAGAGGAACGCCTTGGTTCCGTTCAAACCCAAACGGTTAAATTGGACGGAAGTACGTTGGTCACGGAAGGATGCCATCGTCGATGAGGAGTTGTTTGGATTTTTGTCCCGCAAGGCGTTAAATAAGACACGTGATCGTGTCACCCTGTTGTACTTGACGGAGAGGGCCGATCGCTGGTTCAATGAGTGGAACCAGTCCGGATTCACGGATGTGGAGATCGCTACCATCATGGCGTATACCATCGCCGCCGTGATGACAGTGCCAGAGGCGGAACAACGAGCCTGGCACTTAATGGGTGGCTTAACTGCGCAAGAGAACATCAGGAATGCCACGAGGTTCGGAGCCACTGGTAGGATACCAGAGAGTGGACTCCGAGTGTGGATGGAGCGCAACATGGTCGCCATCCAAGCATTCTTCGGTTGGGTGTCACGTGAGATCCCGAACCCACCGAATGCCGCAACAGCCCCTATCACTTAGGGAGGCCACCGCGCGGTGCCTGGCCAGTGTCAAGGAAGCACGGCACTAGCACCATTGAAGACTGAAACATACATATATGATGTAGGTGTAGGTGCAGCATGTACACGGAATGTGGCCAGCATCACCCTGCCGCGCGATGGTATTTGTCACCACAGACAATACAGACAAACACATGCAATAGTTGACTTGCCAGCTAGGTTGTACGAGTTGGAGTTTGCATTCCACGTCAACGACCACGACGATTGTGTTTGCAACGAGCTAGTGTCATTACACAATCGACACTTGACAGATGATCCAGAGGTGTCAGTTACGTTCACTGGAGTGGATGAGTTGCGTGCGGAAATGTTCCGAATGCTCGAGCGTATGCGGCTTGATAAGATCAGGTCATGGACATATGAGAGTGTCATCAATAGGATGCCACCAGCTAAACGAGCACGTTATTGGCGCGCGATGCGTCGATTGCGGGAAAAATGGGACGTTTGCCCAAAAGACGCACTCATAAAGATGATGCTGAAAGCGGAGAAGTTCGACGTCAAGAAACTACGGGCTAAGAAAGCGGGCCGTGCGGTCCAGTATAGGTCGCCCGAATATAACTTGGCGTTGATGGCTGCAGGATTGAAGAGCATCGAGCATGAGGTTTACCAACGTATGCAGTTTGGGCGTACGGGTACACGCAATATCGCCAAGTGTCTCAACCACACACAGCGAGCCCGTATTCTCAAGCGTAAGTGGGATGAAATGACTGACCCAGTCGCGGTGTTGCTGGATGCAACATCGTGGGACGCACACGTCCATACACAACTGCTGGCTATAGAGCACGAGTTTTACACACGATGCATGCCTGGCAATGATCGCCTCAAGTGGTTGTTGTCCATGCAAATGGTTAACCGCGGGTATACCAAGCGCGGATTGCGTTACAAGATTGAGGGTACGCGAATGTCAGGTGATGCTAACACCGCGCTTGGCAATTGTGTGCTCAATATGATGATACTCAACGCGTGGTTACGACGATCGGGGGTTCAGGGTGAAATCTTGCTTGATGGTGATGACTCTGTTGTCATAATTGAGCGGAAGGACCTGCCCAAATTGGACGTAGGACACATCGCAGCAAATTATGGCATGAACATGAAGATGGAAATCGCCGACACGTTTGAAGAGGTGGAATTTTGCCAATCGCGACCAGTGGAATGCAGCGAGGGGTGGCGTATGGTGCGCTACCCAGATCGACTGTTGTCGAAAGATGTCGTGGCTGTGCGTAATTTCACTCGGCGTTGGCATGCACTTGCTGATGCGATAGGGCGATGCGAATTGGCCATTTGCTCCGGTGTACCGATACTGCAAGAATTCGCGTTGATGATGAAACGTGCTGGTGCTAAAGGTCGTGTAACCAACAAGAAAGGTAAGCAACAGACGTTTTCAGAACAGTTTGAATACGCGGCCACTATGCAAGCGAAGACCACAGGATGGGACGCATGCAACATTAGTGCCACCACCCGCGTATCATTTTGGAAAGCTTTCGGCATCTGCGGGGACATGCAGGTGTCAATCGAGGGGTGGCTCCGCAATCACGACCCGACGATTAACCCTTGTCGGAACATAGTCGAGTTTCAGGGTGACGGCGTGCCAGCATAATAACATGCCTACGGGCGGGGCCTGCACGCTTTTCGACAATTG